CGTTGACTCCGGGTGACGTGTACAGTCTCCGCGTGAGTGCGAAATGCCTAACCGCACAGTCAGGCAAGAATTTAACTCTCCAGCTGCAATGGTATGACTCGTCCAACAACCAACATTGGAATCCCGTAGCCAGCATGAGCCTGTCGTCAACGTCGGATTGGACGACCATACAAGGACAGATCACCGTCCCCAGCAATGCCGTCAAAGGCTCGCTATGGCTGCATGTGCCGATCGCCTCTGGTGACGCGGTGCAGGTGATGGTCGACTCGTGCGAGATGCGTCGCGTGAGTGACGCGACTCTCATCGCGGACGGGGCGATCAGCACCAATAAGCTTGTCGCCAGTGCGGTGACTGGCGACAAGATCGCGGCGAACAGCGTGACCGCAGTGAAGCTCGCATCAAGGGCGGTGACCGCCGACAAGATAGACGCGGGAGCGATCACCGCGGAGAAACTGGATGCGAACGCCATCAACGGCAAGACCATCACCGGGTCGACCATCCAGACCGCCGGTTCCGGTGACGCCGTGAGGATCGGCCCGGACATCGGCAGCGTCGTCACGGGAAAGCCGTGGATCACCATGGATGGCATGGCCGTCGAATTCGACACGGGCAGCACGCTCAACCCGAGGCTCAACGGGTTCTCGAAGAAGACCGAGAACGGTACCACCAGTAGCATGAACGCGATCAGCATTGATTCCGGGAAGACCAACTCGGCGTCCGGGGATGGCGTGGTCTACGCGCAATCCGATCCGGCTGGCAACAGCGCGGCCGGCTTCGAAGTCTATGATCCCAGTGGGAATTTCGCTGCCGGAGCGTGGGGCATCGAGGACGGTCACCTCTACCTGTGCGGGTTCAGGGCGAACGGCATGTGGAGCGCACGTGATTATGAGCCGGTGTACCGGGTGAAGCTCGATGGCTCAAATCCCGCTAAGGGGGCGAGCGCCTCATACAACATTTCCTACGCTTATCCGGTGCCGTTCGGGAACCGGAACGTGATCGGAACGGCGGAAAGCACGGCTCCCGGGCTGGTGTTCGTACCAAGAAGTTTTAGTGCGAGCGGTTTTATCGCGTCATTCTATAACGCCAGTGGCGGTGGAGGTTCTCTTATACTGAACTTCATCGCGCCATGGGTCTATGGAGGGATAACATGGTATTAGAAATTTCCGACGGGAACATCTTCGTGAGCGGAATGTCGGATGATGTGACTCGCATCATCCCGCTCATGGCGATGGCGTCATATCGTGTTCTGCTTGGGTTCGGTGATGACGTTACGACTCTGGCGGCGATCCTCGCCATGAACGATACAGGAGTCACGGGAGCTGGTGGGAACCGCAACGTATGGACTAGCGCCTACGAGCGGGTCGTCAAGGATCACAGTGATTACGCGATAACCGTCTGCGATATCGACGGCAATCCCGTGCCGGACGGCTATGCGGAGACGCGGAGCAGGCTCGGCATCACCGATGCTCCCGCATTGCCGGACGGTCTTGACACTGCCGACGTTGCTGGCCTGCTCGCGCCACTCGCTGGCATTCTGACTTCCATGAGAGACGATTTCATCAGTCAGGTCATTTCCATGGTGAGTGACGGCTCGAACGACACCGCAGTCGACAAGTAGGAGGACGTTATGGATGGGAACATCGATACGATCTCCGCGCAGCTCGTGGATTTGGAGAAGCTCATGACGCAACTGTTCGATTCGGTCGAAAAACGGCTCGACGGGCTGGAATCACAGGAAGTGCACGAGAGTGACATCAAACACGTCAACCGGCGCATCGACGATTTGAAAGCATCCGCTGACTCCGACCATGCGGATCTCAAAGCTGGCATCGACGACATTAAAAGCATGGTGTGGGAGGCGGTGGGTGCTACCGGAACCATCGTCGGCCTGATAGTCGGCTTGCTGGAGTGGGCGATACCACTCATCATGCGTTAACGGTCGCGTTCATCGCACTCATCTTCATGCCACTCCAGATCGGGGTGGTTTTCTTATATCAGGAGGCAATATTGAATGTGACATGGATTGGTTCACCCAATCATTTCAACGGACGCGACGGATGCAGGGTCACGCACATCACCCTGCACGTCATGGCCGGATACCTGGCCGGCACAGACACGGTGTTCGGCCGTTCCGCCACGCAGACGAGCGCCACCTACGGGATCGGCGGAAACGGCGAGATCCACCAGTACGTCGCGGAATCGGATGGGCCGTGGAGTGACGCGAACTACAACAGCAACCTGAGCACGATCAGCATCGAACATCAGGGAGGCCTCGACTTCATCCCCTGCACCCAAGCGTGCATGGACGCGTCGGCCGCGTTGTGCGCCGACATCTCACGCCGCTACGGCCTGGGACGCCTTTGGCATGACGGGACACGCGGCAACGTATGGCTGCACCGGGAAATACCCGGGTCGGATCACGCCACCTGCCCCGACCTTGCGCCAAACGGCGTGAACGTCGACTACATCATCAACAAAGCAAACCGAATACTCAACGGAAATGGAGATAATAATATGACCAGTGCAGCAGACGTATGGAATTACGGGCTTGGCGAGAACGCCACCATCGGCAAAAACAATCAGCCAGCATGGGTGCGGCTCTCATGGATACACCACGACACAGCCCTGCTTGTCCGAATGCTCACCAGACGTGATGACGCCGGACTCAAAGACGGGACCAACGGCGACATGTACACGCGCATCGTGTATATGGACAAACGTATCCGTGAAATGAGCGCTACCACTGCTGCACAGGCTGCCGCTATCGAAACACTAGCCAAAACGGTGGGCACAAACCCCACGGACATCGGACGCATCGTCGCCGACGCCGTGAAAAACAGGCTCGATGAGCTGAGCATCACCGTCACCGACAAGGAGAACAAGTAAACATGACAGACACGAACGAACTACTGCCTGCGAACACCTACACTGACACGACCAGTGACACCGATGTGACGCAAGTCACCGGAGAGGTTGAAACAGCCACCGTGCAGGACGTGAGCCCGGTGTCGACTGGCCCACGGCATGCTGTGGAAACTGTCGACCAAGTGGCGGCGACCACCGCATCCTACGATGATTCCGCTGACGGCAAGGGGTATACGCCAACGTTCAACAACACGGTACGTACCATCATCTACGTGGTCGGTTTGGTCGCCACGGCTGTGGGTCTTGGTTTCGTCCAGTTCGGCGATGCCGGTATCGGCGCGTACATCTCCACGACCGCCGGTCTTATCACCGGCGGGTTCGGCGTGGCCTACAACCCCATCCGCATGGCAGGCAAGTAAACACGATTGATAGATTAGCGCCCTCATCTCCTTCGGGAGGTGGGGGCGTTTTTCGCGTTTAGGACGATATCAATTCTCAAGATGGCGGAGCGTTTCCATCTCCCACGCCTCCCGGTGCACGACCGCGTGCAGTCTGACCAGTGTCTCCTCCGACATGAGGCCATCGTCGTAAAGCTGCTGGCAGGCCACGTCGAAGGCGGTCAGATCGGTGTGGAGGACATCGGCGTCAAGCATGGTCACAGGATAGCAGGGGAGCCTATTCCGCGCACTGCCCCCGACGTGGGTACCCGAGATCTAGACCCGGGGAGATAGGGTCACGATAGGCCCCCTTAGTCAATCGATCTCAATGGCGAGAGTCGGTCCGGTCACGTCGACATCAGTCTTCAAAACTGATTACGCGGGTTCGATTCCCCTCCACTGGATCTGTTTAAGATCGAGCGCATCGCCCATCGGCTCGATGGCCCTGAGGCTTTCCTGCACATCGATGTGCCTGTAATGCTCCACCATAGCCATGCTCCCGTGTCCGGCGACCTGCATGATGACTCCGAGATCCACATGCAGCGAGGAAAGCAGGGTCACTACGGCGTGCCGTGATTCATGGCCCGTACGTCTATCCGGGTTGGGTATTCCGGACGTTCGCATGAGATTCCTGAACGCGCGCTCATCGGCATCCGGCTCGATTGGCTTGCCGTCCGGCCTATGGAATATCAATCCGTATGGGTTCGGCTGGTTCGCAGTGGCTTTGAGATACGCTTGCATGACCTGGGCGAGTATGGGGATGATCGGTACGACCCTGCCGGTCTTGCTTTTCGGACGGGTGAGGCACCATCTGCCCCATAGGGGAGTAATGTCGTAGCCGTCAGGCACTCGCCATCGTGGGCGAGTGCAGAATGACGGGCGTTTCTTGCAGCACGGGTAGACGCCGTTGACGGGCTGACCGCACCCGTGTTCGTGCATGATCTGCTCCAGCTTCCAGTTCACGGCGTAGGAACCATAGGGGATGCCCGCGTCGCTTTCCTCAAGACGCAGATCCTCCAGTCCGGCACCTAATATTTCGCCTTGTCTCATTCCGGTGAGGAGCCGCCACCACCATATCGCACCCTGTTCCGGCCCCATTGCCGCCGCGTTATTGAGCATGGAGTGCATTTGCGGGACGGTGAACGCCTGACGTTCCTGAATGTTTCCCACTTCATTGTCTTTGGGTGTGGGTCGGTCGACAGCGGTCATAGGGTTCGAGGGCATGATACGATCCGCTACCGCGTTCTTGAATATTTGGTTGAGCGTGGTGTGCATGGTGCGTTTCAGGCTCATGGACGCGCTGCCGGTGGGTTTGCCTTTCTGATCGTATGCTTGCATCTGGCGGAGGATGCGACGGCAGATGGTGGGCGTGAAATCACTGACCGGCTTGTCCGCATATGGTTTCAGGTGTTTGCGCACGATGGTCATGTAGCCGCGATAGGTGCTGGGATCGCTCGTGGTTTTCTTCACGGCCAGCCATTCCTCGGCATAGGGGCCGAGACGCACGGTTTTGCTGACGGCCTTGCCCCATTCGGTCTGCGCGGACAGTTCCTTTTTAATGGCTTCGTCGCATTGCTTGTAGGTTTTACCTGACACCCAGTGGTCGCCGACCTTGGCCCTGTAACGGTGATACGTTTTCACGGTGCCGTCTTTGAGGGTGTGTTTCACCGTGGTTTTGATGGGTCGGATGATGCCCGACCGGTTTTCCCTGGCCATGCATCCAGTCTATCCGGATTGTGCAACATTGTGCAACATTCATGCGGTGTCCGTATGGCATCCGTTTGGTGTCCGTATGGCTATCATCGTTGATATTCCGCCATTTCGTGGTGGCTCCGAGCGGCATCGATCCGCTGACCTAGCGATTTTCAGATACTAGATTCAACGCGAGCCACGCAACGACGCAGACCCGCTCTCACGCCTACAGTCAGTAGGTCTCACAACCTCCAAACAACAAGCATGCAATTCCCGCATTCCAGCCCATTGTGCAACATTATGCAACAAACTGCCGAAGGCACGAAAAAGCCCCGCCGAATCGAGGCCTTAATCTATTTGAACAGGTCCCAGAAGCTGAACGTTGTCTTCCTGTAGATCTTGTTGTACGCGGCTTTGCGTGGGTTCTTCACCCAGCCCATGCCTTTCCTCCCGTATCCGGGGATGATGGCCTTCTTCTTATTGATTCATATCCTCAGTGGACATATACAGATTGATCGAGCTCTCTTTGTTTGTCCAAACAATATTGAGGTTCCCAACCTTTTCTTGCTGTTCTGAGCCGAGTGGCTGGTTGATTTTCTGGATAATGTCATCAGGAATGGACAGTTCTTCGAATGCACACCTGAAAACGTTTGATTCCACACCCTTACTCAAGACTCCTCCCAATGACACCAAAGACAACACTTTTGTTGGGGAGGTAATGTCGTCAACTAAATCGGCACCATTCTCAGAGAGCGGTGCGCACTTGGTAATCGTTGCGTTAACATCATCTTCGGTATAGGTGTGCGCTTCCGAGGCTGTTGTAGTCGATTCAGGGGTACTAGATGCTGGCGATTCCGTGTTTGTAGTGCTCCTTGCTGTTGCAGATTCACTGCTACACCCAGCTAGACCTATCGCCATTACCATGCACAATAGAGCAGTACCAAGTTTCTTCATTTCTTCTCTTCCCACGATCTTGATTCTTAGGAAAACTATAGCGTTTCCCGACAACAGTTTTGTCACACATCTAATACAAGTTCTTGATAATCCTTTACCACCTGTTCGGTCACATCCAGTTCCAGCGCAATGAGGGCCACATCACCCTCATACATGGTCTCCGCCAGCGCGTAATCGGTCGGTGAGACCAGCAGCGTCGCGGTCTCACGCCGCGTGCGGTTCTCGATTCTCATGTGAATCACCGGAACGCATGCGGAATCCCCATGGGACCAGTGGACCAACTCGTGCACCAGCGTGCAGCGCTTCTGCGTATACCGCAGCGTCCTGTCAATGACGATGGTGCCGGTGCCCTCGTCGTAGACTCCGTCGATCCCCTTGGGGAGCGGCCCGCTGCATACGGTCACGTCGAGCGTGTCCGCGTATCGGCGCAGATCCCCGTAGGTCATACGTGGGTCGATATCGAGGTCACGCTCCGGCATCCGGGTCGGCATCCCTTTCCGCTTCCTTGTTCTCATCCTCGTACGCGGCGAGCCCCATGCCGCCGTTACTGAGCTTCTCCAACACGATGCGGCGCCTATCGTCGTCCGACAGCATATCGGGATTTACCTCGATAGGCGGCCATGGACCAAGCTCGTCTAGCAGGCGTTTGTTTGCAGAGTTGGTTACATCGGATATATCGGCACCAATGTAATCACAGATTTTTCTTGCGATTGCTACGTCTATCGGTGGTTTCGCGTTCAGCCATTTTGACATCGTGGATCGCGCATGCCCGAGATCATCGGCAACCTGCCCCTGGGAATAACCATGAGAGGCGATGGTGCCTTTTAATTCTGCTCCGAAGAGTTGGGCGAACCGCTCGGCTCTTTTTTGTATGTTATTAGTCATAAGACCATCATACTACAGATATTGACAACAACGTTAGCAAAATCAATAAGTTTCAAACTTGACAAATAGCGATATGACCAATACTGTTATGAATATGACCAACACAGACATTGACAATGAGATCGCAAGAGCGGTCAACTCTGCTATCGATCAATCAGGGATTAAGAAGAAGTCCTTGTGCGAAAAAACCGGTATGCCGTATTCAACACTGAATTCGAAGCTTCGCGCATACAGCTCATTCACGGTTGCTGAAATATATGCACTGGCAGATGCAATGAGAATTTCTCCCAACTCGTTGCTTAACCCTCAGCAGTTTTCAGATCAGGTGCGTGCGGCATGAGCGGGAATGAACCGATGAAGTCCGCCGCCGACGCACTTCAGGCCGCGCGGACGGCGGATCTCAAAACGGAACTGCTACTACTTGACATCTCCATCAGTCGACTTCGGGAGTCCATGAAGAGTCCTCATGATATCGACGATGGTCGTGATGCTGCCACTGTTCTTTATGCTGGCCTGTCCGACCTTATCGACGGACTCCGCGAGGCTGTTGACGGCCTCCTCGAGGATATCAAGCCTCGACTCGATCCTGTCCAATCGTTCGGTATCCGTTGTCTCGATCATTCCGTCTCCTTCATCAGTGATGGAATCGGCCGCTGCGCCGACTGCGGGTCCGATGACGGGCTGTTCGCAGCCGCCAGGTTCTCCCTTGATTGCGCTCGTCGCGCCTTTGGTCTTGCCGAAGAGTCGTCTGATCCCGTTGGCGAGCCCGACCGCGCTGTTCGCTGCACTGAGAGCCTCAGCTCCGGCCTGCAGAGCGGCCCCGATGTCCGGTCCAATAAACATTTGGTTTCTTCTCCTAACTGTGAGTCCGCGAACTGTCATTCGCGGATGTCAACCACTTTAGGAGGGGCCGCGCGGAACTCCTAACCCGTGCGGTATCAACGTCCACAAATAAATAAGCCCCGTTGCCGCGGGGCTCAGATGAAAGGTCAGATAATGACTAACGCCAGCATACAACCCTTCGATTTCAAGGGTACCCCAGTCCGTGCGCTCGCCGACAAGAACGGCAACCCGTGGCTTATCGCCAAGGACGTGTGCGACGTCCTCGGACTCAACAACGTCACCGAGGCACTTCGCTCGCTCGACGACGACGAAAAGACGAACATCAGTAATTCTGAAGTTGCTCAGAATGGTGGTCGTGACCCGTTCATCATCAGCGAGGCTGGCTTCTACAAGCTGGTGATGCGCTCGCGGAAGCCGGAGGCGAAGGAATTCCAGCGTTGGGTCACCCACGAAGTGCTCCCCTCCATTCGCCGGCATGGTGGTTACATGGCCGGACAGGAGAGCATGACGCCTGAGCAGATGGCGCTCGCCAGCATGCAGTGGCTGCACAGCAAGGTCGAGGAACAGGCGAAACAGTTGGAAGCGCAGGCGCCCAAGGTTCTGTTCGCGGACGCGGTCAACGCATCGCAAACGTCGATCCTCGTGGGCCAGTTGGCGAAGATCATCCAACAGAACGGCGTGCCCATGGGCCAGCGGCGCCTGTTCGCCTGGCTTCGTGAACACCATTACCTGTCGAGCCGCAAGGGCGAGGACTACAACATGCCGTTGCAAAAGTACATCGAGCAGGGCCTGTTCGAGATCAAGGAAAGCACGCACACGAACCCGGATGGGGTCACGTTCACCACGCGCACGGTAAAAGTCACCGGCAAGGGCCAGCAGTACTTCGTGAACAAGTTCCTCGCGGGCGGATTGGAGCTGGCGAAATGAACCGAATTCGTTTTCTTGTGGCGCTCGCGGTCACCGTCATGTGTTTCTTCCTGCTGGTCGGCAGTGATGCGAGTGTGACGCCACTGCGCAACACGATCCTCGTCATCATTTATCTGACCGCAGGAGCGCTCGCAACCCACGATATGAAAGGAATACGCAAATGAAAGATTATCAGATCATCTTGCAGGACCGTTACATGACGCGGACCGAGGCAATGCAATTCCTGCATGTCGGAAAAGAGAAGTTCGTGCCGTACGAGCGCGTCGCGCACAAGGACGGCAAGGAGAACATGTACTGGCTTCATGATCTTGTCGCGGTGCAGGAGGGGCTGCGTGATGCCGAGAGAGGCTTCTGAACCGTATGTGCGTGCCATCGCCCGCACGTTGGCTCGCACGGATCATCCCATGTGGTGGTTCGAGAATTATCCGACCGTCATTTACAGAAGGATCAAGGAAATACGTGATGAGACTACGAGACCTATTCAAACGAAAGCCTGAACCGAAACCCGAGACGCTCGGCATCAGCGTATGGGATTTATTGCGCGAACGCCAATCGCATGAGCCGTTGCTCACACCGAATGACGTACGTGACATGACGTTCACCACGCACCGGTTCCGTGAGGGATACGACATGGACGAGGTCGACGACTACCTCGACCACATACGAGACACCATCAGCCGCCTCACGAAAACACTCGAAACACTACAGAAAGAGACCAAGAAATGAGCAGGAAAGAGATCACCACACCGGTGACGGATGCCATCGCGGACGGCGACATGGACGTCGTGAAAGCCAACACGCTGCTACTCGCCATGGAAGCGTATGCAAAGCAGCTTAGCGCATCAACTAAGGCGCTGCGCAAGTACCTCGTCGAACACACTGAGCCCAACGAAACAGTCAAAACGATGCTTGGCGAGAGCACGCACCGTCGCGGGGGAGAAGCGAAACCGAAGGTCGACGACATCGCCATGTTCGGCTCCTGGCTGTATGACAACGGCGAGGAAGACATGACCGACAGCGGTTACATCCTGCCCGTCGAGGAGGCGTGCGACCCGAAGGCCATCGCCATGATCATGAAGAAACACAATGTCACCGAGATCCCCGGAGTCAAATGGGCATCCGCTAGAGATGATTCCGTCGCGGTGAGCGGACACTCGTGGGATGAGATCATATCCGATCCGAAACTGCGCGAAACGGCAGCGAATGCGCTGAAGATGACCGGCATGGCGCAAATTGAAGCCGGGGAACAAGAAAACGGCGAAGCCGAGGAAGACGAGGAGGAGTTCTCATGGGAAACGATCTGACGGTGCGCAAGAGCGCCGAGGTGACGATGTCCGAGCAGATTCGCTGGGCGAAGGCGGCCGAACAGGCTGACATTCTTCCTGATGCGTACAAGGGAAAGCCTGCGAACATTCTCGTCGCCGTCGGTTTCGGCGCGTCGATGGGATTGAGCCCGGCGGAGAGCCTGTATCGCATCAGTGTAATCAAGGGCAAGCCGACGATGAGTGCCGAGCTGATCGCCAGCCAGGTGCGCAAGGCCGGGCACAAGCTGCGCATCCATAAGGACGAGGCGAAGGTGAGCGTCACGGCGACCATCGTGCGCGCCGACGACCCGGATTATCCCTTCACGGTGACCAGGGATATGAAGTGGGCGAAGGCCATGGGTTTGGCCAATAATCCGAACTACAACAAGATGCCGATGACCATGCTTGTGTGGCGGTCAATCTCCGCCGTCGCCCGTGAGGCATGCCCCGAAGCGTTGTACGGTGCTGGTTACACACCCGACGAGATGCATGACGTGCCGGAGGTCGAGGAGCCGAAACCGGAGGAGCCGGTCGACGTGCGTGTGGTCGCGTCACCCGACCAGCGCAGACAGCTCATGACCCTGTTGCAGAAGGGTGGCGTGGATAGTGCCGCGCGTGCCCGCATCGCGTTGAAGGCGTTGATCGGCGTGGATTCGGGCGACATCAAGGACGTGTCGGACGATGACGTGCTCATGATGCTCGACGCTCCCGATCTCATTCCCGGCCGGGTCAAGAACGCATTGTGGAACGCCGACCACCCGGACATCGAACCGCCCCATGAAATGCAGGAGGCGGCAGCATGATTGCGATTATTCCGGGTTGCCGTTGCGCGTTATGCAATCACGGTGTCGGCGTCTGCTCGGTGTGCGGCAGAACGTTGTGCGCTCATGCCATCAATCACTCGTACATGTGCAATCAGGTCGCCAGGATGCGACACGAATCTGAACATAAAGGACATAGAAAATGAGCAACGAAACCACTTTGACCATCATCGGGAACCTCACCGCCGACCCGGAGGTACGGACCATCGGCACGGGCAATACCGTCGCGAACTTCACCATCGCGTCGACGCCGCGAACCTACAACCGCGAGACCAGCCAGTGGGAGGACGGCCAGGCGCTGTTCATGCGCTGCGCCGCATGGAAGGAGCTCGCCAGGAACGTCGCCGACAGTCTCTGCAAGGGCATGCGGGTCATCGCACAGGGGCGCATCTCGCAACGCTCCTACCAGGTGCAGGACGGGTCGATCCGCACCGTTATCGAAATGACGGTCGACGAGATCGGGCCTTCCCTGCGCTACGCCTCGGCACAGGTCAATCGGGCCAACAAGTCGACCGGGTTCAACGGGCAGCAGGGCGACAGGCGTCCCGCGCAGACTGGCGGCTATTCCGCCTCACGTCCCATGACGCAGCCCAAGGATCCCGCGCCAGCTCCTGCTGACCCGTGGGGTACGAACGGCAACGAATTCGGGGGCAACGATGATGAACCTCAATTCTGAGAATATCGAACCGCCCGACGTGCATCCCGTCTGCCCCGACTGCGGGATGCGGTTGAACGCGGCGGGCGAGTGCAGGAACTGTCGTGCCATCAATATCTACGAAGCGCACGACGAAAAGTCCATAGCCATGTGGAAGGGGGAGGCATGAGCCGGAACCGGAAAAGCGCGAAAGCGGCCGGAGCACGCATGGAGCAGGCCGTCGCCGACTATCTCGCGTGGGCGTTGAACGACCGGCGCGTGGAACGCCGCCACCTGACTGGTACGAAGGACCGTGGCGATATCACCGGGATACTTCTCGATGGGGAGCGTGTCTGCATCGAGGTCAAGGATACGGCGCGCGCGGATATCAGCGGGCACCTGGCCGAAGCGCAAATCGAGGCCGGTAACGATGATGCGGTGTTCTGGGCCGTCGTGCAGAAACGGCACGGTGTCGGCTTGCACAGCACGCAGACCATCGGCCAGCAGCTTGTCGTCATGACCCTCGAACAGTACGCCACGATCCTCAACCACGGGGTTCCGTTAGGCCGGGAGATGGAATTGTGAGACCGCGTCCGGACTTGCGTAACGGCGGTCGCATCCTCACCACTCCCACGGCCGACAGCACAAGCCGATGGCCCTATGAGACGGAAGTGCAGCACATCGACCCGCAGGTGCTCGACTTCATGCTCACCGACCCATGGTGCGTGCGATACATCAGGTCCTGCCGGATGTCTACCGAGATGAACGCCACGCAGGCAGCCGCCTACATGCACATCAGCATCAACAGCATGTACTCACGGATCTATGCGGGTACCGGGCCACGCATGACCAATCAGCACCCACCCAGATTCAAATGCCAAGACCTCGACCAGTGGCTCGACAAACAGTACCTACAACAAATGAAAGGAGGAGAAGGATGAGGATACGTACCATTAAGCCCGAGTTCTGGTCGAGCCAGGACGTCGCTGATCTGCCGAACGATTTCGATCGTCTGCTGTTCATAGGTCTGTGGAGTTTTGCCGACGATCATGGTCGCGGCGAAGCGGTGACGTGGAAGATTGCGGCCGCGTTGTTCCCGGCGCAGATGGCCAAGGACTCTACAAAGGTCCTCATGAGGATTAATGAGGGTCTCATGAGCCTTCTCCGGCACAGAATGATAACGGTTTACGAGGTCGAAAACCGAAGATATTTCGCTGTTGTCAACTGGGAGCGCCACCAGAAGGTACCCCACCCAGCAGATAGTCGGTTCCCCGCCCCAGATGACTGCAATTCCGCCGTTCTTGAAGACACCATTAATCCTCATGAGGACGACGGTAAGCCTCATGAAGATTCATGTTGGGAACAGGGAACAGGGAACAGGGAACAGGGAACAGGGAACGAGGGAACAGGGAACGAGGGAAGCCCGCGCGCGACAGACTTCGGCATGAGCGAACTCGAATCTTATCCCACAAGCTTCGAACAATTCTGGACCGTCTACCCATGGCAGTGCGACAAGCCTGACGCCTACCGCGAATACCGTCGGGCGACACGCAAAACCAGCGCGACGATCATCATCGCCGCCGCAGGAAGCTACGCCGCAGCCCAAGGCAAGCCAGGAGCGCCATACACGTCGAAGCCCGCAACATGGCTGCGCAACGAGGGATGGCTCAACAAGCCACAGCCACACAAGATGCAGGCCGCGACCCGAACGCAAAGGGCACACGACGAATGGGACGAGGACCGGCGCATCCACGACCAGCTGGCCGCGGAGGAAAGGATGGCCCAACATGCTGTCACGAACTGACTGCTGGGATCTCATGACGGCGATCAAGCACCTCGATCATCGGACGGCAGACCAGAACGATGCGATTCTCTTCGGCCAGATCATCAACCAGGCGTGCGGCCCGACGTTGTCTCAGTGCCTAGCCGCATTGGCTGAATGGCATACCCGGCATCACGATTTCGGGATGATAGCACCGGAGGACATCATCGAGATCATCAAAGCCCATCGTCCATCCGCCCACTTGTCCGAAAAACGTATCGGCGAGTTGCTGGCCGGCACGGAGGGCATGGATGCGGAACGGTATCTGACGGCCCGGCGTGAGTTGTTGGCCGGGGTGAACCGTGGATTGAGTGAATCGGATGCCTCGCATGCCGCGCTTGCGGCGGCAAGACATGTGCAGGTCAGGCAGATCGAGGCGAAGCCCCGCAAGCCGGTCCAGCATCATTTCGCCGGGCGTCTGCGATTGGGCGATGTCATCGGCAACCAGGAAAGGGAAACATTATGAGCGACCACTCATTCGCGTACAAGCCCCGTAGACGGTCTGAAAAACGTGGTGCGAACAACTTATCGGATTCCATACGAAAGGAGCAGGAACCACCCATTACGCAATACTCAGAGCATAGCGCGCACGAATCGACAAACGACAAGCATGTGGTTTCGACGCAATCCATCGAATACGACGTAGACAACCCATACGAAAGCGGAATCAAGGGCATTCCGATATGCGACCTGCCGGCGAAGTACGTGCCCTATGGAACGTTCGCACGATGCCCTGTATGCGGGCAGTGGTGGATGAAAGAACTCGGTTCCAGTCCCGGCTCTTGGTATTGGCGGCATATGGTCCCACTGCGCATGCACTTGCTGCACCGGGACATCATCAAACATCAGAAATCACAGGAGGAATCATGAGTGAGCGGAAATTTGTGTACAAAGACCGCATGGTAATCGAATACTTCGATCTAAAAGAACGGGTGCAGAAGCTTACCGCGATGCTGGATAGGTGGTCGAGAGGAATGCTCGAATTCACGCCTAAAAGCTCTCCGGACCTAATCAACGCGCAATTGGACGTCATGCGTGCATATGCGCGCATTCTCGGCGAGCGAGCAACAGTCGAGGGTGTCAAGCTTACATATGAAGACTTGCAACGAGCAAAAGAGCTGGAACGAAATGAGGATGAATCATGACACAGGAATATGAACCAATCGAGATAACAGAGAATACGCCGGAGCCTACGGCGGATGGCATCTATCTGCTGACCATCACGGTGTGGGATGAGACCAGAACATATCCTGCCACGAAGGAAGGCGACATGTGGCTTACCGACGGAGATTGCACATGGAATGATCTACTGAGTGAAATGTCTCAAGCGGATAGGGTAACCATCCAGTCTCTCGCTGCTCATGATGCTCAGATACGAGCGGACGCATGGGATGAAGGTTTCACGGAAGGCCGTGACCTAGCGGTGTCTGGTCGGCCAATGTCTCGGAATAATCCATATAAGGAGCAGAAGCAATGAGCATCGCAACAGATGAAGCTGAGAAGAAATATCCTGCGCCAACAGATGCAGACGATCCAATGTACAAGTATATGAATTCTATAGACGGATATCCATTCGTAAAACGGCAAGGCTATATCGACGGGAGAACTGCCGAAGTTACCGAAGCAGAGATCGAGGCCGCAGCTAATCGGCTTTATGAAGTCACTCATGCTCCTGAAGCAGATCCGGGATGGTATGCAATTAGTAAAATTAAACGTGAAACCTATCGCGAACAAGCTGCGATGATGCTAGAAGCCGCACGCAAGGCGGTGCTGGCATGAGTATCGCAACAGATGAAGCCGAAGAGTGGGCGCAATCGATGTATGTTGGTTCGTCTCATATTGAGCGTCATGACGGTTGTGCCGTGTCTGTGCCAGATTACCCGCAGAAGACCAATCTGCGGCGCGAATGGTATATCGCCGGCCGCACGGCTGAGCCGACCGAATCGGAGATAAACGCAGCGATAACCGAGTGGGACAGGCACGGATACTGCTGCCGCGTGGGCACCCCCATCGTCTGCCTGTGCGGAGCCAAACTCAAAAACAGGCACGAGTATGACACCCATCTACTCCGCGCGATGCTCGAAGAAGCACGCAAGGCGGTGATGGAATGACTCTGCCAATAGAGACGTTCGCGGTATGGCTGGCGAACGGGGAGCGTGGCATGTCGTCTGACGCGATTGTGCAGAAAGCGACTGGTGTCCGCGTGGGTGACGCATTCCATGACGGAACGGCGATCCCTTATGACCCTGCGGATTTCCGCCGTTGCGTGTTACTGGTGCAATGTTACCCGATACTACGTTTCAAACTCCCTGAAATGGCTGAGGTGAGCACCCAGTGGGCAAACATCGTTAACCACTGGGACGAACTGGAATCACTCTACAACCTAGAGAAAGACAATACTGACGGCAAAGCCCCAAAACTATATCGGAGGCTACGAGAACTAAGGGAACAGGAGGTGACGGCATGAGTATCGCGGAAGAAGAATCCACACGGAAATATTATCTGTTGGAGGGTCCGGAGCATGGCGAGGGATTGCGGGAGAAGCTGTTGGATGCGGCGCTTGAGAACAGACATGTCATCGCCCAGCGTGAAGCCTACGTTGCCGGTCGTACTGCCGAACTTACCGAAGCGGAAATAGAAGCGGCAGCGCGAGTTTTCTTCGGGAATCTGCATTACCCCAGCGCGTCGCTTGATTGGGATAAGGCAGCTGACTGTGTGAAAGATAATTGGAGGCTTAAAACTCGATTAGCTCTCGCCGCTGCTCGTAAGGCGGTGGCGGAATGACCAAGCGTAACGAAACCCGATACGAGCAGGCGTTCGCCATGATCCAGCATGGAGCGTCGGACGAGGAGATTCGTATCAGACTCGGGTTCAGCCGCGCCGTACTCGCTGCGATGCGCAAGGACATCATCCGCGAGAAGGGACCCGAATTTTGAACTGGAGTTCATACCTATGGGGAGTAGCGACGCCGTTCATCGCATCCGGCGTGCTGTTCGCATTACTCATGCTCGCTGCCTTGGTGCGGTTCTATGTGCTTCCGGACAATGACTTCACGGCGACCTGCTACGTCTGCGACGGCTATTGGGCGACACACAGCCGTCTACGCGACTGGATGCACTTTCATTTCAACCGGGAGCATCGCAGAAAACTCCCCGCATGGCAGAAGGAACACGGGTACAAGTGACAGAACTGGAGTGGAAAGCATGAATGACATACGAGAAAAGCTTAGGACAGCAATCGAATCCGTGATCGGACCGGCGCCATACGTTCTCATCTTCGATTCAACGCCTTTGGATGATCTGCTCGACGGAGACCGCACCTCGTTCGATTACGCGGAGCCGGAGAACCAATCATCGTACACGTCGCTCGGTCTAGTCGAATCAGCGCGCGTCGCCTACATGCCGAAGGAGTATTGATTATGAGCGGTGAGTGCCAATCCTGCGGGGCGCAGGTGCGAGATGGATGGACCCTGTGCGGATCCTGCCGCAAGGCGTATGCGAAAACTTTGCATGGTTTGCGCGTCGCCTTGCGCAACCTCAGGCAGGTCGCCAACCGTGAGGTGCGCCTCGACTCTCACGAAGGACACGCCGACCCCGCCATCCCGCAGACGCCGGTCAACCTGTCCGCACTCGACATGCTCGACGACGCGTGGGATCGCATCAGCCAGGTCTCCGCCACCATCCAACTGTGGGGGAGCGGCGACAAGCTCCTGACCCGCATGCAGACCCACATGTCCGACCTCTGCCGCACCACCAACGCCGGACATGACCAACGGGAGCTCACCACCCTGCTAAGCCGTGTGCGCGCCCGCTGCGAGCGCAGGAACGCCAAACCGTTCATCGGCAGATGCCCCACCTGTGACCGCAACGTCGAAGCCGAAACATCGGAGAGCATCACCCGATGCCAGTGCGGCACCGTCATCGACTGCACAGCCCTACGCGACCAGACCCGCGAACAGTTCGACCAGGTGCACATCACCACCACGCCATCCGGAGCCGCCGCATGGTGCACGGAACAAACCGGACGCAGGGTCACACGCAAGGACGTCGACAACTGGATACGCCGCAACTCCATTGACGCGACGCCCGACGAGGACCACTGCTACCAATTCCCCATCGGACGACTCCTCGAACTCTCACGACTCAAAACGACACGCTTGCACCTTGACGCCGTTCCGTGATATACTCGACTTCAGTCGAAGTGTAAGGGTCCGCAGCAATGCGGGCCCTTTCGCATTCTGCACGTAGACACGCTCTGGCACGCTGGAGCGTTTCGGGTGTAATCCGAGCCCACGATTCGGACAACCACTCTTGCCGTCAAATAGCGGGCGGCATGTTAACATACATACTGTCGGTCGTGGCTCCATGCCATTACCGACATGATTCCTCTGTAGCTCAGATGGCAGAGCACTCCAGCGTAATAGAGAGGTCGCGGGTTCGACTCCCGCCAGAGGAACTGGGCAACACGACTGTGATGTGCTGCCAACGTAGACACGTTCCGGTGCGCTGGGACGCATGTCGCCGCGAAGCATTGACACAGCAACGCCGAACGGTATAAGCAGGCAAGCTGAAATGCGATGCTCCGAGAGCAGTATCCAAGCCTCCGCCTGCACATACTTGCCTGGTGGACTTTACAACCTTTCACCACCAGGCAACCACTTGCCCTGCCTCGCCACAACATTCAGCGCCCCGGCAGACGAGAGCAGGGCAACATTACATTCAACTCGGCCAGATCGTCGAGCCCTTTGACTCGGGCGCAGGCGTGTTCTTCTTGCCTGACTCCGGTTCAGATACCTTGCCCGGGGCCACCTTCAGCTCCTCCGGTTTGACGAACAAACGCGACTCATTGATCCCATTCCTCACCGCCGCCTTGATGACGAAGTAAGCCACCACCAATCCCACTATCATGGCCACGCCCATCACCAACGGCACCCACGAGTAATCCGGCTCCGAGTAGTACATAACAACCACCATTCAATAGACATACTGACAGGAACAGCATACCGCCAGGAAGGTCACGACCATGCCCATGCGCCGATGCGCCTGGCCCAACTGCCCACAACTCGTACCAGTCGGACAACGCTACTGCCAACCCCACGCCACAGCCCATGAGAGGCGGCGAGGTACACCAGCACAGCGAGGCTATGATGGCAGACACAGGGCAGAGCGGGCACGATGGCAGCAGCTCATGAGCCAAGGATCACGACCAATCTGCAAGCGATGCGGACAAGCAGTCAAGCCAGACCAATCATGGGACCTCGGACATAGCGACGACCGCACCCATTGGACAGGTCCGGAACACTCGCACTGCAACCGAAGCGCAGGCCAAGCCAACAGCATCAGAATGCGCGAGCATTGGCGCTGAATCGAACGACAAACGGCGACGAAAAGCTCTGAATAAACAGAATAAAAATCCAAAAAAACTTTTTAAATTCTTTTTTAAGACAAGAAATTCCTTCCTATACCACCAGGGGGTACCACCTAAGGCATGTCCGCGGAACCGCCGGCAAGGCCGCTCGCATAAAAATCGTAATTAGCCATTTGAGGTTGTAATGGTTTTTGTCTAGAATATTGGTTAGTAAATACCCCCGCGAAGTTGGAGCTTCCGGGGGCGTGATCGACTGGTTAGGAGCCGATGTGGTTCATTCTACATGTATTGACTGCGGTTGTCAGATTCTTTCCGATCGGCGTCGCAAACGTTGCGATTCGTGCAGTGAGAAACATCAGTTTGAATATCACAAGGCGTACAACAAGCATTATTACAAGCCTCGTGAGAAGTGCATGACAGTTCGAGTATGCGCGTTTTGTGGCGGCGAATTTTCTGCGTTGGCACATTCTGGGAAGAATTTTTGCAGTCGTAAATGTCGCATACATTGGCGCACTAAGAAGAATTCAATAATTGCCGCGGAACATCGTGCCAATACGTTGCTGGTTTGTCCAGAATGCGGCGTGGAATTTACGCCTTCTAATAATCTTCATCAGAAGTATTGTTCCGCAACTTGTATGAAGAATCATAATGGCCACGAAAGTAAGACCAAGATATGTTCTGTCAATGGCTGCGCCCGTCCAATGATCGCTCGTGGTATGTGTCTTATGCACTATAAGCGTTGGCTTCGTTCTCAGGGCAAGTTGCAGGATCCCTGGAACGAGCGCAGGCGTAAAAATTATGAGTTGCGTCGTGCTCGCAAGAAGTCGAATGGGCCATTTGAGGATTTTTCGAATGATGAGATTTATGAGCGTGATCATTGGGTTTGCGGTATTTGCGGAAACCCTGTGGATAGATCGCTTGTTTGGCCTGATCCGATGTCTGTAAGCTTGGATCATATTGTTCCTTTGAGCCGCGGCGGTGCCCATACTCGTGCAAATGTTCGGTGTACTCACCTTCACTGCAATGTTTCTAAAGGCGCACAAATTGTTGCGCAACAATTGCCAAAAATGATGAAGGTGTCGTAATTCTCTTGTGAGGGATGGTGGTGTGATGCCTGTTGGTAGTCCTCGACCGTCTGCTGGGCGTATGCCTGATCCTTCTTCTGAGTCGTTTCAGCAGCGTGCTGGTGGTTTATTTGCATTGCCTGCCGGTGGATATAAGCGTCGGCACCCTGATTTTCCTCTGCCTAAGTATTATGTGGGGGATGAGTGGCGTGACGACGATGGCAAGCATCATGAACGAGATGATGCTGCGACGAAAGCTTGGAATGACAGAGAGCGTGAAGTTTGGAACTTCCTCTGGCGTCTGCCGCAGGGTTTTGCTTGGTCTCGCCCTAAATATTCGTATTTGCAGGTGACCTTAGCTCAATATGTTCGTCAGTATGTGCTTTGTGAGACTGGTGAGGCGAAGGCTGCGGACCGAACTGCTCTTTGTCGCTTTGCTGACACGGTCGGTTTAACGCCTCAGGGATTGCGAATTAATGGTTGGACAATTCTTGAAGATGCTACGTTGGCAAAGGATAGAAGTCGAAAGCCTGATGCGAAGGTTATTCCATTTCCCTCGGCTCGTGAACGGTTTGCGGAATTGGAGTGACGTATGGTTCCGTCGTTGGGTTTCCTGTTTGCTGACTGGACGCAGTGGCATTGTGTAGTGCCTTCGGGTTTCGACCTCAACCGGCCGTTTGTGCTCACCGGCTGGCAGTTGAAGAACGCGGTCGAATTCTATCGTGTGAAACCGGATACGGCTTTCAACGAGTCTCGCCCCTTGCAAGGGTCTGCGTTCCGTTGGCGGCGTGGTCAGATTGTTGGTGGGCAGAAGCTCGGCAAAAGCCCCTTCGGTGCCGCCGTGGCCTGTTTCGAGGGTGTCGGACCGTGCGTGTTCTGCGGTTATGCAAAGGGCGGTGAACGTTTCCAGTGTGATGATTGGGGTTGCTCGTGTGGTTTCGAATACGAGTATGCGCCGGGAGAGCCGATGGGCATGCCTAGACGTACCGCGCTCGTCCAGCTGCTTGCTAATTCCGAGGAGCAGACGGCGAACGTGTACCGTCCGTTGCAGACCATGGTGCGTAACGGAAAGCTTGACGATCTGATGAAGGTGCGTGAGGGGTTCATCCGCCTGCCCAACGGCGGTCGCATCGACCCGGTGACTTCATCTGCTCGTTCGAAGCTCGGCAATCCCGTCAACTTCGCGCTCCTGGATGAATCCGGCGTGTACACGAAACGTTCTGGCATGTTCGAGGTCGCCGATACCGTGCTGCGTGGCGTGTCCGGTATGGATGGGCGCATGCTGGAGCTGACGAACCCATGGGATCCCATGGACGCGAGCTTCGGCCAGGCGACCTACGAGAGCCGACAGCCGGACATCATGAAGTACTTCCCGCGCCATGACCCCGAGTTGGATTTCACCGACGTGAAGGATCGGCGCCGCATCCTCGAATTCGTGTATGCGGGCAGCCCGTGGGTCAACCTCGACAGTGTGGAGGCCACAGCTTCGGAACTGTTGGAACGTGATCCGGCGCAGGCGCGCAGGTTCTTCGGCTGTGAACTCGTGCAGGGTCTGGGAGCCTACATGCCGGAAGCGTTGTATGACGCCACCGAGGACGTCCGCGAGACGCCTTCGGACGGTACCGAGATATGTCTGGGCTTCGATGGCTCGCAGTCCGGTGACTGGACGGCGTTGCGTGCGGAGACCGCGGATGGTTGGCGGTGGACGCCGACGTACGGTTCGGCGAACCGTCCCTCCTACTGGAACCCCAAGGAATGGGAGGGGAGGATCCCGCGCAGCGAGGTCGATGCCTGCGTGTCCGACATGTTCCATCACTACAGGGTGAAACGCTTCTACTGCGATCCGCACCCATGGGAGACGCAGGTCGACGCCTGGTCGGAGCGCTACGGGGAGGATACCGTCGTGCAATGGCCCACCAATCAGGTCGGACGCATGTACAACGCGCTTGTCCGTTTCCGCGAGGACACGGCGGACAAGACCACGACGCACAGCCATGACCTGACCGCGAAACTCCACATGATGGCGGCCCGCATGGTCGCCAAACCCGGAGACAAATTCGTGCTCGGCAAGCCGAGCGAAAACCAGAAGATAGACATTTCGATGGCCGACATCCTCGCCCACGAAGCCGCATGCGACATGCGGACGCTCGGGTGGGGCGTTGGCAGCGGAAAGGTGTACCTACTTAGCGGGAACGGAGGTGGAGCGCATGGAAGGAGTCTCGACTCTATCTACTGATGAGGCTGCCCTCCTGCGGGTCCTCTACACGAGGCTGCAGAGGCTGCGCAAGACGCATGAGGATCTCGACTCGTACTATCGCGGCGAACAACGTATGCAGACGCTTGGACTGGCCGTACCGCCGGCGCTGCGCATGTTCGAATTCCCTCTTAACTGGCCGCGCGTCACCGTGGACACGGTCGTGCAACGCCAGCACGTGCGCTCGTTCAGTTTGCCCGACGACCCGGAATCCAACGACTATCTGTCGGAGGTCTGGGAAGCGAACAACATGGATTCGCAGAGCATTCTCAATCATCTCGAAACACGCGTGCAAGGCCATGGATTCGTGTCCGTGGGGGTCAACGAACAGGACCGTGAGCATCCGCTCATCGCCGTCGAATCAGCAAGGTCGATGATCGCGCAGATCGATCCACGTACCCGTCGCATCACCGCCGCATTGCGAGTCTACTTCGACCCCATGCAACGTGCGGCACCGACGGAGGCTACGCTCTACCTGCCCGACTCCACGATTTACCTGGAACGAGTCAAGGGTTGGAATTGGGCGGTCAACGACCGTAACGACCATGACCTCCATCGCGTTCCCGTGGTGCAGTTCCTCAATCGTCCGCGGGTGGGCAATTATCTCGGCGAAAGCGAGATGAAGGACGTTTTGCGACCCACCGATATGGCCGCCCGCGCGCTCATGGATCTTCAGGTCGCCATGGAAACGCATGCCGTCCCCGCCAAATGGGCGATCGGGGTTAACACCGACGACTTCATCGACTCCGAAACCGGTCAGGTGGCTCAATCATGGAAACCGTACTTCACGGCGTACACGGTCACCGACCGCAAGGACGCCAAATTCGGGCAGTTCCAAGCATCCGACCTGACGAATTTCAAAACCGTCATCGATATGCTTGCCGAACAGGTCAGTGCCGTCACCGGTCTGCCCATGCGCTATTTCGGTCAGAATACGGCCAACCCTGCCGCCGAAGGAGCCATCCGAGCCGATGAGGTCCGACTCGTCAAGAACGTCGAATTGAAGAATATGACGGACGGCGACTGTTGGGCCGACGTGATGGCGCTCGCCTACCGTTTCGGTAAAGGTGAATGGCTGGACGGCAACCGGATCCGCACCGACTGGGACGACCCGAACACGCCTACGTTCTCGCAGAAGGCCGATGCGATACAGAAGCTTGTCGCATCCGGCATTCTCAGCCGTGAGGGTGCCTGGGATGAGATGGGATGGTCGCAGGCCCGCAAGGATCTGGAGCGTCAGCGCTTCGAGGAGATGGACGAAGCCCAGTGGGCGCAGCTCATGAAACCGGAGGGCTCGAATGCTGACGATGGCGGGACAGGAACTGCCCAGGTCGGCGGTGATGCAGGGAAGATACCTGCGGCGCCGCAGCAACCGGACGGTCGCAATGGTGGTGGCTCGGTGGCGTGAACACCGGTCCGATGATTTCAACCAGGCGTACGCTGATTCGGCGTTGGGCATGCTTGACGCGATCGACTCCGCGCAGTCGGACATCGCCACCTACATGCGCGACACCACACCCGATGTCATGCGCGACATGGGATCGAAAAGCCTGCCGGCACCGGAATTCGACTTCGACGTCTCCACGCTGATCGGAGTCGCCGGCAACGGCACCGATACGTTCTCCAATTTGTGGAGTTCTGTCCTGCTCGGCAAGAAATACGTGGGTGAAGGGTATGCAACCGACCAGGCGCTCGCCATGATCGACCGCGACGTCGCCCTGCGCACACGCACTCTGCTCGCCGATACGGCTCGCACCTCATCCATGATGGCCGCCCGCTCACATGACTTCACCGCCACTTACGTGCGAGCCCTCACACCGCCGTCGTGTGCGCGGTGCGTGATCCTCGCAGGCCAGCCGAGCGGGAGGAAACCGTTCGAACGTCATCCGCACTGTGATTGCACCGCCGTATGGAGCACCGACGAGTCGGCGTTGGCGGCACATTACGCGAATCCGCGCGACTACCTCGACTCGCTGAGCGACGATGACCTGTCCACGGTGCTGCGCGGTGATGCGAACGCTCGGGCCTACCGTGACGGTGCCGACCTGAATCAGCTGGTCAATGCCTACGGGGCACACAGCGGCGTTCGTTCCGCGCAATACTACGGTGCGCAAATCCGATACACGACCGCAGGCACCACCAAACATGGGCTCGCGTACCTGCGCATGAAACAGGCCGGATACGTGAAGGCACACATTCGCGAGGGCTCGAAGTACTGGCGTGTGGACAGGCCGAGGCTCATGCCCGAAACCATCTACCGCATAGCCGGTGACGATCATGCGGAGGCGATGCGTCTCCTGCGTAATTACGGCTGGCTCGGCTAGCCGATCACAATTTTCCCGCCAACCGTGCGATGCGGCCGGCGGACGCCACACGACATGGCAAACAGCAATGGAGGTAGCAGTATGCATAACCGTTGGAATTACCTGCGGTTCGTCCGCACCGTGGTCGCCGAAGGCGACGGCGGTGGATCCGGCCAAGACGACGAGGGAAACCGGAGCGACTTCGGAGATCAGACCGTCGAGGATCCCAAACCCGAGAGTGACGAGTCCCTCGGCGAGAACGGTATGAAGGCGCTCAAGGCGGAACGTGACGCGAACAAGGCCGCGAAGGCCCGCATCGCCGAATACGAAGCCAAGATCAAAGCGTTCGAGGACAAGAACAAAACCGAGTCCGAGAAGGAGGCCGAACGCATCCAGGCATTGGAGAAGTCCAACGCCGAAAATTCGCGCAAGGCCCTCCAATACGAGGTCGCCGCCGAAAAAGGCATCCCCCTGAAACTCGCCACGCGCCTACGCGGCGACGACAAGGAGTCCATGCTCTCCGACGCCGACGACCTGCTGCCCCTCATCCACAACGAAACGAAAACGCCCGACCTCAGGCCAGACAAGAGCCAGGGGCATGGCGGCAAACCCAAGCCCACGACGCTGTCCGCAGCGATCGCCGGACACATGAAGTAACCACTAGGAGGTAACCCATGGCAGTAACACTGGCGGAAGCCAAGAACAACACGCTCGAGGACTATGACCCGATGGTCATCGACGAGTTCCGCAAGAACTCCGAGATTCTCGACAGTCTCATTTTCGACGACGTCGTCAGCCCGGCGGGCGGCGGATCCACTTTGACGTATTCGTACCGTCGACTTTCCACGCAGCCCACGGCCGCATTCCGCGCCATCGGCAGCGAATACACGCCCCAGAACGTCACCACCGAGAAGCATTCCGTCGACCTGGTGCCACTCGGCGGCAGTTTCGAGATTGACCGCGTGCTCGCCAACCTCGGCCCCGAAGCGTCAGGAGCCGTCGCGCTGAACATCACTCAGAAGGTCAAGGCCGCCACCACTCTGTTCCAGGACGCCGTCATCAACGGCGACACCGCCACGGACGCGAACGCGTTCGACGGTCTCGACAAGGCACTCACCGGATCCACGACCGAGGACAATACCAGTAAGCCCGACTGGACCGACATGTCGGACAACGGAATGAAGGTCCTCGATTCGCTCGATGAGTTCCTCAGTCTGCTCGATGGCGACCCGACCGTGCTCGTCGGCAATGCCAAGGCACTCGCGAAGATCCGTGCCGCGGCCCGCCGCACATCCATGTATACGAAGGATCCCGTCGAGGATCTGCTCGGTGCGAACGGGCGCCCGATCACCCGGGAGACCTACGGGAACATTCTGCTGGTGGATGCTGGCGCGAAAGCCGGTACGAACGATCCGATCATCCCCGTGGATTCGACTACAGGCACCTCGGCTGTGTACGCCTACCGTGTCGGTCTCGACGGATTCCACGGCGTCTCCGTATCCGGCGGTCAGCTCGTCCAGACGTGGCTGCCCGACTTCACGACCGTCAATGCGGTCAAGAAGGGCGAAGTGGAGCTCGGGCCCATCGCCGTGGCGCTTAAGGCCACCAAAGCGGCTGCGGTGCTGCGCGGGGTGAAGGTGCAGTGAGCGCGACCGTGAGAACCCCGGTCGAGGGGTATTGCGGCGAGGTCGCCGGCGTCGTCTTCACTAATGGCGTCGGCGTGTGCGAGGGCGACGCCTCGTACTTCGTGAGGCACGGCTACACGGTCGAACCGCATAAAGAGGACAAGCCTACGGCTACCTCCAGAGCCGCGAAGAAGTAGAGGGAGCCATGTCCGAACCACTGCAATCCAAGTACGCATCCGTAGCCGATGTCGCCGTGGAACTTGGCGAGGACATCGACGTCACCTCGATCCGCGGCAGGCAGATACAACGCTGGCTCAACAAGGCCGAGCGTATGATCCGCGCACGGATAACCAACCTCGACACGTTGGCTACCGACGAAGCCTACAAGGCGACGGTCAACGACGTCGAGGTGTCCGCCGTGGAACGTAAGGCGAGGAATCCGGACGGCATGCGGTCCATGATGACGCAGATTGACGACGGGAACTTCCAGAACAGCATCGACCCATCTCGTTCCACGGGCGAGATTGTGATACTCGACTCCGAATGGTCGATGCTGCTCGGGTCGGTTTCCACGTCGGCGTTCAGTGTCGAAACGCAGCCGGAACCTGATGCTTTTCCGCTGCCCTCCTACCCCTACGGGTATTAGGAGGTGGCCATGGATGTGCTGAATATGGTTAACGCGGCCCTTCCTCATCTGCGTGAGCAGGCGGAGCGTCTCATGACCGACAGGTTCGACATCATGCGACCCACGGGCACCATGAGCGTTGACCCGGAGACCGGGGCCAGCGTACCCGGTCAGACCATGGTCGCTCAAACCATCGGCAAAGTGCAGACGGCGGGCGGCATGGCCAGTCAGGTGGTCACCGCTTCTGGGGATAGTAGCAATATCGGCGGCAACGTGCCCACATGGACGCTGTACGTGCATTTCCCCGTCTCCCTGACCGGTCTCAGGGTCAAGGACGTGGCCGTATGCACCGCATCCAGCGACCACGATCTCGTGGGCAAACGTCTGCGACTGGTCAATCTGCAATCCGAGAAGACGTATTCGACGGCGCGACGCTGGAACGTGCAGGAGATACCCGAGGAGGAATCATGAGTGATCTGATCGACGTATCGCAGGTGCAGGCGTTGGCCCAGCGGTTGGCGGCTGTACCGCTGGAGAAGCAGGTGCTCGTCGCGGCGGCGGTGAAGAAGGGTGCGCAGAACATCAAGGAAGCCATCCAGGAGGATGTGCGCTCATCGTCCAATGCCGCGTTCCGCCGTATTCCCATCCACTACGACATGAAGGCTGAGGGCGTTCGCGTCGAAGCCGACATCGGGCCGGAGGATGGTGGTGCCGGGTCTCTGGCCAACCTCGCGTTCTTCGGCACGAGCCGAGGTGGTGGTGGCCATGAGTTTTACGGTCATGGCGCCGACGAGCTCGACGCGACGGCCCGGTATGTGGCCAAGGCGGCGGAGGGGATGTGAGCGGCTACGCTCAAGCGCGCGCCGCCGTCATCGGCCTGCTGCCCGAACTCAAAGGGTGGAAGGTGTATGCGGATGGTGTCGCCACCGGTGCGAAACCGCCGTGGATCGTCGTGTCCATGACCGAGGACGGCCGGCAGGTCTCCGAGGGTGGACACACCACGAACCATCTCGGCAAGCTCGACATCCGCGTCGTGTCCCTCTCGGAACTGGGCATAGGCATCGTATGCGACAGGCTCACCGATGTGCTCGACGGGGCGCATGCCGACGGCGTCTCCGCACTCATACCGGACGTGGATTCCGGCGTGTACGCGTCCGAACTGGTCGACACGGACACATCCACCCCGTATCTCATGCGGGTGCTCACATGGCGGACCGGCTGGCCCGACTGAACGATTTCAGAAGACAACACAAACGGGCCACGGCACAATGCCGTGGCTTTCCTATTAAGGAGCAGCAATGGCAAATAACGTATCCGCATACCTCGAGGAGGGCGTCAAGTCCGTCTTCGTGAAGACTCTGACGGACATGAAGGCACCGAAGATCAGCGAATTGACGGGCGTGGATGCGACGGAACTGTCGTACTACATCGTTCCCAACGGATGGAAGCCGACACGATCGCAGGACAGCATCGACGATGGTCGTGAGGGAACCGCCACCGTGGGGAAGATCCTGGGCCCGAAGAAGTTCGACAACGGCGAGGTCGAAGTGCTTGACAACGTCAACCGCCAGGCTGCCGACAACGCCGCTGTGGAGACCCTCTTGGAAGGTACCCAGGGATATATCGTGCGTCGTCGCGGTCCGGAGGCGTCTGTCGACTGGGCGGCCGGTGATGTGGTGTCCGTCTACAAGGTGTCCATCGGCATGAAAAACCCGGTGGCGCATTCCAGCAACGCGCGCCAGACCAGTACGATCAGCTTCGCCATCGACCCCGCTTCAGTTATCGAAACCGCCACGGTCGCCGCCAACGCATGACCCACAGCACTTCCCGCCGTATGGTCTCACACTCTCCCATGCGGCGGGACCCTTTTTACCAACTTGAGAGTGATTACTTTGAAAGAGCGTGGAAAACATGGGTATCACAGTAAACAAGCCAACCAAGGGCGTCGAGATCGTCACCGACATGGAGGCGCTACAGGAGAGCATCAACGCCGCCAACGAACTCAATGCTGCGCGCGATACAGGCAAAGTGGACAAGACCATCCAGACGGAGAAAACCACGCTCAAGAAGCTCGTCGCCAAGGTCGACGAGTCGACCATCGTGATGCGGTTGCATGGACTGAATGCTTCGGCATGGAACATGATCGTCATCGCACACCAGAGCGTCGAAGGTGACCGCATCGTCAAGGATTGGCCGAAGATGGTCGCCGAAGCCATCCCGCAGATGCTCGAATCCGCTGTCTGGAAAACGTCCGGTGATGCCATCGAATTCGCTGACGGCGACCTCGCCGAACTGCTCGACAGTCTCACCGACGTGCAGACCATGGACCTCATCGTGGCGGTGCAGGAGCTCAACACCCCCACCGCCTCGGTCCCAAAAGCGGTCCGCGACCTGATTTAGTCGGTCGCCTCGCCGAACACCCCGGCCTCGTCGAGGAACTGCGGTGCGCACACGGGCTTGGCATCTCTTACAAAAGGTTCCTCGGATGGACCCCCACGCCCGGTGACACGGTCGAATGGGATGAGACGGAACGCGCATGGATGCTCGCCCTGCAATCCTACGAAAATGGGCGCAAATGCCCCGTGTGTGGCATGGACATCACGTTCTGCCATGATCAGGAGAAAGTGCACCGGGCATTCAAGGGGGCCGACGTGGAGACATGCTTCGTCGGTGAGATGCGCGAACAGGCCATGCGACGTTTCGCCGACAGCGGCGAAGTCAAGGCCCCCAACTCGCAGACCACGAAACTCAATATGAGAAACGGATGATGATATGGCCTTGAACGAGAACATCGTCATCCGCCTCATGGCGGACACGTCGAACTACACGACGAAGATGCAGGCCGCCTCCGCACAGGCCGAAAGCATGGCCAAGGCCATGGAGAAGCCCATGACCACCGGTCAACGCATGGAGACCGGCTTCACCAAAGCCGGTCTCGCCGTAGGGGCACTCTCCGCCGCCATCGGCGTCGCCGCCGTCAAGAGCTTCATGGACTTCGACGCGAAGATGAGCGAAGTGGCGACCAACTCCGGTGCCACCGGGGCCTCGCTTAACGCGCTACGCGAAGCCGCACTCAACGCTAGCCGCGCCACCATCTACAGCGCCGAGGACGCCGCGGACGCCATCAACGAACTCGCCAAAGCCGGCGTCAGCGTCACCGACATCCTCGGAGGCGGTCTGCACGCCGCACTCTCACTCGCCGCCACCGACAACATGAACGTCGGAGACGCCACACAATACATGGCATCCGCCATGACCCAGTTCGGTCTCACCGGCAAACAGGCCGGACAGGTCGCAGACGCGCTCGCCGCCGGCGCGAATAAGGCGTTGGGTTCCGTGTCCGACATGGGCCAGGCGCTGAGCATGGTTGGTAGCACATCCCACATGCTTGGCGCGAACATGCAGGAGACGGTCGGAACCCTGTCGGCCATGGCCAATGCGGGCAACATCGGGTCCGAGGCGGGCACCGAACTGCGCTCCGCGCTGATCGGACTCATGTCCCCGTCCAAGCAGGTCAAAAGCGAGATGGACAATCTTGGTCTGTCGCTGTACGACAATCAGGGCAAGTTCGTCGGCATCGCCAACTTCGCCGGACAACTGAAGGACAAGCTCTCGAAGCTTACACCGGAGCAGCGCAACCAGGCCATGGGCATACTGTTCTCGAATGCGGCAATGAGCGCCGCCAACACCCTCTACAAAGAGGGCAAGGACGGTATCGATAAGTGGACTAAGTCCGTGAGCGAATCAGGGTACGCTGCGCAGGTGGCTGCGGGCAAGACCAACAATCTCAAGGGCGACATGACGAAGTTCGTGCACACCGCCCAGGATGTGCTCATCGGTTTGGGGTCAGCCGCGAACGGGCCGCTGCGCAGCGTCACGCAGAACGCGACCGACCTGTTGAACCTGTTCCGCAGCATGCCCGCATCCTCACAGCAGTGGGTGCTCGGCGCAGGTCTCATCATCGGTGCTACCGCCGGATTGCACAAGATGTTCGGCGGGCTGACGGAGAGCACCAGCGGCTTCCAGCGTGGTCTCGGACAGGTCGTGGACCCCATGACCCGATTGAAGACCGCTGCTCCACAGCTTTCCGCTGGACTGTCGATGCTCACCTCGGCGTTCCACGGGCCCGAGCAGGGCGTCGGCCTCATGGCCAACGGAATGACCCGAGGACAGACCGCCATGAGCGGACTGAAAAGCGTCGGGGGCGGCCTCATGAGCATGCTCGGAGGCCCATGGGGCATCGCCCTGACCGGCGCGGCCATAGCGGTCGGTGTGCTGGCACAACGGCAGCACGACGCGCAGGCGCGCGCCAACGCCTACGCCGACGCGCTCGACAAGGGCACGGACGCAGCCATGCAACTGCAGAAGAACATCGCCACCGGAGACAACATCTCATGGTCGTGGTGGGACAAGCAACAGACAGGTGCCGACGGTTTCGCCAAGGCACTCGACAAGGCAGGCATAAGCGCTAAAACATTCGCCCAGGCCGCTGCTGGGAATAAGATCGCACTGGCTCAATACAACGAGCAGATGGACAAGCTGGCACTCGGTTCGTCCGATCAGGTGACGTTGGGGCAACACGTCACCGGCGTGTTCAACGAGCAGAAGAAAGCAATCGACGATTCCCGTATCGCCGCCAAGGCGCAGGCCGAAGCGGAGAAGGAGGAGACGAAGCAGAAGGTCGCCAACACCGTCGCCCAAGCCAATGGCACGCAGGCAGTGCAGGAAGGGGCGGCTGCCGACGAGAAAGCCGCGGATTCCAAGGATATCCTCGCTGAAGCATTCGGGGCGACCACCAAGGGCATCAGCGAACAGGCCGGAGCGTTGGGCGAAGTGGTCGACGCTCTCAAAACCTACTATGGTTTCGCCATTTCGGCATCTGACGCTGACATTCAGTTGCACGACTCGTTCGACAAGTCCACGCAAGCGGTCAAAGACAACGGTGCGACCCTCGACATCAACACGAAGAAGGGCCGCGACAACCAGAGTGCGCTCAACGACATCGCCAAAGCAGCCATGAGCTCAGCCGAAGCACACGCACGCGCCGGCGATGCGGTCGACAAGATCAACCCCATCATGGAGGACGCCCGCAACCACTACATTGCCGCTGCCGAAGCCATGGGCAAGACGCCGGCCGAGGCCAACGCCATGGCAGACAGCGTGGGACTGTCCGCCAAGGCCGTGCAGGACCTCACCGACAGGATCCAGGCGGCCAATGCCAAGCCGTTGAAAATCAACGACCAGGCATCCAAAACCCTGACCGATGTTGGAGTCAAGGCCAAGTCGCTGCCCGACGGCAAAACCATTAAACTCAGCGGCAACAACAAGGAAGCACTCCAAGCATTCGCCACCGTCAACGGTCTGAAAATCGATCCCAAGACCGGTACCCTTGATTTGAATAAGCAGCAGTTCGAGGTCGCTCTTGCCATTGCGAATGGTGCGAAGATTGATCCGAAGACAGGCAAGCTGCTTGGCGACAACAGCGATCACTGGCGCAAGATCGCCCAATCCAACGGGTGGAAGATCGATCCGAAGACCGGTGTCATATCGGGCAATGATGGTCCATTCCGTGCGGTGAAAGGGGATGTCGACAGGGCGACCATCGGCAGGAAAACCGTGCAGGTGGGAGCCGATGCGAGTGGATTCTGGAGCACCGTCAACGGGATCCTCGGACAGGTATTCCACGTCAACGTCTCAGCCGGTGGAGGGCACGCTTCTGGTGGTCTCATCAACGGCCCCGGGACAGGCACATCCGATGACATACCGGCGAAACTGTCGAACGGCGAGTACGTCGTGCGAGCAGCGGCTGTCAAACAGTATGGCGTCGAGATGCTCAACGCCATCAACTGGCAGCGGTATGCGACCGGTGGTCTTGTGAAGGCGTATCAGGCTACTCCATTGCCCACGAAGTTTGATTCCGGACAGGGCAAGGTTACGTATTTGCAGACGGTGAACCTGAAGATGTATGGGACTGGCTCGTCTTCTGTTGATGCTCAACGTGCTGCCAGCAGGATACGCGCGAGTTCGAACTCACTGATTTCGATGAATGGGATGTGACTATGAGCCTGGTAAGAATCTATACGGCATCAAGCACCAGTCCCATTGTCTCGCTCTATGGCGACGCTGGCGACCATGAGATGATCCTTCGCTATCTGGATGGCTGGTATAGCACGCCGGACGCGAAGGTGAAATTGACGGAGCGCGCTTCAGGTGATGGGGCTCACGACGTGGCCGAGAGTGACATCATCTATGGGACGCGCACGATAACAGCCGAGTATCGCATACTCTCAGACAGCCGTAGCCGGCTTCTTGCTCATGAGATGGAGCTGCTTTCTCTTGCGCATCAGAATGTGCGATTCCGCGTGACGGACGATACGAGCGATCTCTATGCGGTTGGCTACGTGGATTCGGTCGTTAAGGATAAATCTCAGCAGAATATCCCCAAGCAGACAGAGAATGGCACGCTGACGGTCGTGTGCCCGCGCCCGGAGCGTCTGGCATGGAGTCCGTTGCAGACGCAGTTGTTTCCCGTGTCGACGGTGCAGGGCGGGTTGCGATATAACGGCGGCAAAGGATTGAAGTATCCGCTTTCCTATGGCACTGCCGGCACATCATCGAACGTGGCGCTCTTGTTGAATCAGGGCAGCTCGAAAGCCTATCCCGTGCTCACGGTGACCGGCCCGTTCCCCAATGGTGTGCAGATCCAATGGGGTGGCAGCGCCTTGCAGTATGACGGTGCGGTCGGTGCCGTGCCGCTGATACTTGATTCGCGTTCTCAGACGGCTTCGATGGGTGGCGTGGATGTAAGCCGCAACCTGTCGCTCCGTGATTTCCCCACGGTTCCTGCCGCTGGCTCGGTGTCGCTGCGTCTCATGAGTGCTGGTACTGGCTGGGTGACTGCAGTGTGCCGCGACACCTACATCTAAATCTCTCTTTTCAAACATTCATTGACTCGCCTTGTGCGGGGTTTTTCATTTGGAGGCTCTATGACTACGGCTTTGGGCGTTGACGTTGATTCGGATGGCAATGGTGTTGACCCGCTCACGCATCGTAATATCATCAAACGGCATTGGAACAACACGGGCATCATGGGTGGCCTGACGGTTTCGGGTCGTGCTGATCTGCGTTATGCGGTGTCTGCTGGTGTAGCGGTCTGCTCGATGGGCTCTGCGGACGGGTATACGGAAGCGTATTTTGCGGGTGGTACGACCGAGAATGCGGTGAGCGCGGGGGACGGCACATACTCGCGCATCGACTCGGTGTATTTGCTGGCAAACACGGGCACGCCGGACAATGACGTGCACTGCATGGCAGCGCAGGGCACTCCTGCGGCTTCTCCTGTGGCTCCCACGCTGCCTGCTGGCGCGTTGCTGTTGCAGCAGATGCTCGTGCCTGCGGGCGCATCGAAAACGTCCTCAGCGAGTCTGAACGGTAGCCAGAACTATGCGATACCGTATGGCGGTTCGTTGGGTAGGCTCGCGTATAACAAGGTCACTGCTGACTATACGATTGTTGAGGATAATCAGTGGCATTCTCAGGTGAGTTCCACATTCAGGGTTGCCACTGACAGGTTGGTGACCGTCGAATGGAAGGCGTGCACCACCGTTGGGCCTGGAGCTGATGCCAGTGACGCGAATGCCAATATGGGTAGTTATTTTCTGCAGATCTTGGTTGATGGCAAGGTTATTAATGAGATTTCCTCAGCGCTTGGAGTTAATGCTGACGAGGTGACCTCGTTCCGATATGATTATGTTGCTGCGGTTAGTTATGACATTAATGTCACTTCGGGAACTCATACTGTGCTCGCGAGAGTGTATGGCAATAAGGGTCATTGGACGTACCCGGTCACGTTCAAAAATGGTCGTCAGCTCAAGGTCATGGATCGTGGTGTGGCCCAGTGAGTTGGAAGCATTGGCTGACTGATGCGCGTACTGGCCAGTTGATTGCGCCGATTGATATTCCCTCGTTTTCCTGGCAGATGACGGTGGGCGATTTCGGCTTCACGACCACGTCGAAGAATGTTGGCGACGTGGACGAATCGAACCTTACGATACCATGGAGTGCGCTTAATGCTGACACTCCCGCAGAACGCGCTCATCTTCTAAGCATGGGAAGGCGCGCGCTCTGCTCTGCATGGACGTATGACGGCGTGGCCGACTCCCGTGGCACTCCGATCATGTGGGGCGCGTTGGGTGAGCGTGAGGACACATGGCTCGATACCACGTTCCCGCTCTACTCGCCGATGAGCCTGTTGGATTCGCGCTATGCAATTCGTGACGGTATGTTCAAGGATACGAAGTCCACGGATACGGTGAGCTGGAATAGCTTGTCACTGCGAGGGCTTGCCTCGAATCTTATTGATCTGGCCACCAGCCGGAAGAATGGCGGCACGCTGCCATTGGATGCCACATACCTGAACGAGTCGGGCAATCATCAGCGTACAGACTATCGGGCGTGGAACGTGCAGAATCTCAATGTGAAATCGTTGCTCACGAACATTGCGAACGTCTCTGGCGGCCCTGACATGACGTTCCGCCCCTACTGGTCTGATGACGGTCATGTGCGCTGCCGGTTCCTGGCCGGCTCCGACGCTGACATCCATCTGGACATGGACCACGCGCCGATAGTGCTCAACAGTTTCCCCGGAGGCGGATCATTGGAGGATCTGACAATCGACTACGCGCTGCCCTATCAGCGCGTGTACGGGACGGGGGCTGGCACTGACGCGAGCGTGCTCACCACGTTGGCCGAGGATCTGACGTCGATCACTGAATCCATGGACCCGCCCATATTGCGCGAGATGACCTATTCGGATTCCGACGCGGCCACGCTTGCCACGCTCAAGCCAAAGGTGCTGGCCGCTCTCAACGCGAACAAGACCACAGGCATGCAGTTCACGGGCAGTATCGATGTGGATGACACGGATTCCAACGGAACGCTGCTTCATCAGCTGGGCTCGTTCTGGCCGGGCGAGGTTCTTCACCTTGACGTTTCCGGTTTCCCCACGCTCCCTGATGGGCGTTATGAGACTCGTCTCATGGAGATGAGCGGCGACCAGTCCAGCAAGGTCAAACTCAAGTTCGACGTTATGAATGCTCTGTTTTAGGAGGTTTCCAATTGGCTTTTCACCCGGATATCACGCGCAAGGACACGGTTTCCCTCGCGCTTGACACTGCCAACGCTGCGTTACGTATCGCCTCGCGCCAGTTGACGAGCAACGCTGGGACGGTCGAAATCCCCAACGCTGACGGCACGAGCACCATCATGGGTGTCGGCGCTGGTGAGACTGGGGTTGCTCCGTGGGTTGGTGACACGACTCCACCCGGCAAGCCGACCGGATTGTCCGTCAGCTCGAAGAACGCCGCCGTGTTCGTCAACTGGGACGGCAGCATGGAGGGTGGGAAACCCGTCGACTGGGGCCACCTCCAGCTGCTCGCCACTGACGATAATGGCAACGACTATGATTTCGGCGTCCTGTATGGGGCGGGCTCCCAGCAGCTCGCAGGCCTGACTCCGGGCGCGAAGCTGACCATATGGGCGATAGGCTATGATGATGCGCATGACGCGCAGGGCAAGAGCACGCCGAACGCTTCCACTCCGTCTGACAGTCTCACGGTGACGGTGGAGTCCGCGGTGAGCGCGGCGGAGGTGCAGGCTATCCAGTCGGACCTGTCAAAGGCGCAGTCGGATATCGCGGCAGCGGAGTCGTCGATGAACGACTTGACGACAACGGTGTCGAGCGTGGATGGTAAGGCGACCACGAGTGGCAATGCTCCCACGGCTGATGATGCTACCGGCAAGCCTGAGGGCTCCATGTGGTACGTGATGGACGCGAATGGCAATATCACCGCCACGTATATCATCAAGTCCGGTTCGTGGGTGAAGTACACGTGGGCGTCATCATCGATAGCGGACGAGGTGAATCAGGCCATCAGTGACGCGGCCAGCGCGGCCAGCACAGCCCAGTCGACGGCCGACGCGGCGAAATCCGCCGCTGAGACGAACACCACTGATCTCACGTCGTTCATCAACGAGACCACGGACAATCTTTCCTCGTTGCAGTCGCAGGTGGATGGGAGCATCACCACATGGTTCTACGGTGTGGCTCCGACCGCATCGAACAAGCCGGCAGTCGACTGGACGACAACCGACCTGAAGAACAATCATCTCGGCGACCTGTATTATGACACGATTACCGGCTACTGCTACCGGTATCAGGTTGCCAGCAACACGTATTCGTGGACGCGCATCAGTGACGTGGATGTGACGAAGGCCTTGTCGGATGCGGCCAAGGCGCAGGATACGGCGGATTCGAAGAGGCGCGTGTTCACCGGCACGCCCAAGACACCGTATGACGTGGGCGACCTGTGGGTGCAGGGCGCGGGTGGCGATATCCTCACCTGCTCGACGGCGAAGACCGGCAGTCAGTCGTATAACATGTCCGACTGGAAGCTAGCATCCAAGTACACGGATGACACGCTGGCGGGTCAGGCTCATCAGGCTGCTGTCACGGCGCAGACGTCAGCCAGCACGGCGCAGACTGCCGCAGACAATGCGAATCAGGCCGCTGTCACCGCCCAGTCGTCGGCAGACACGGCGCAGACTGCCGCGAACCTCGCCTTGGCCAACGCTCGTGAGCTGGTAATGGATGGTGGTTTCAGTCATGGTTTTACCTATTGGACGCAGCATCCGCACTCCGGTGTGTCAATGTCCATTGACTCAAATGGTAGATTCGTTGTCGACGATACCAATACGAGCAGCTACTCATGGACTCCGTACATTACTCAGGATTTAACGGTTCCAGCTACCGGAGCGGACAGGACTTTTCGTGTCGAGTATGATGTTATCTGCCTCCGTCAAGCGGCGCAGAAGATGTATATCAGCGCGCTCGCCAGTAAAGACTCGCTCGTAGATTTGTCTAATCTGAGCACTACGCAGACCACCCATGTTGTCTATGACTTCGTTCTAGCTGCTGGGAAACCGATAACGGACATTCGGGTTGCACACAGTGCAGGGTGCGGCGGGTCGGCCGCATTCGACAATATCAGCCTTAAGGACATCACCGAGGCCGATGCGGCTCAGAAGGCGGCTGCTGCCGCTCAGTCAACAGCGGATACGGCGAATACGATTGCCAGTGCGGCGCAGTCGGCGGCCAGTACGGCCCAGTCGAGCGCGGATGCCGCGCAGGATGCGGCGTCGGCGGCTCAGACTACGGCTGATGGGAAGAGCAAGGTCGTGCGGAGCACGAGCGCTCCATCCTCCACGATCGGATATTCCGCGGGTGACCAGTGGTGGGTGTACTCGGGCGAAACGGTCACCGCACTCTATCTCTACAGCGGGTCAGCATGGGTGAACTCCAAGCTGGGCGTGAACTCCCTGTCGGACGGTGCCGTATCTACGGCGAAGCTGGCGGCTAACGCGGTGACGAGCGCGAAGCTCGCCAATGGTTCAGTTGGTTCTTCGCAACTGGCGTCGGCCATCACCCAGAGCATCGCTGACGCGCAGTCAGCGGCATCATCGGCGCAGAGCACGGCGGACAATGCGAAGACTCTGGCTGGATCTGCTCAGACCGCAGCCGATCAGGCCTTGGCGAATGCAGAGGAGATGCTCATCAACGGCGGGTTTGAGACTGGCGACATGACCGGTTGGGGGTTCTATGGCTCCTCATCATACGGTGTCACGTCAAGCTATCCGCCCTTCGGCACGAAGCGGTTTGAAATGATTCGGAACGGAACGGGCGATCACGTCCAGCTGTACCAAACCATAAACGTGGTTGCAGGACGAACATACCGTCTGAGAGTCGATGCCATATACGCCGATTCCGTGAACGGGAACCT